TTTCAAGCATTACATTTCCGTCCGTTGTGTCGAGCTTTGCGGCCGCCCCGGAATCCTTTTTACGAGAATCGTTCTGGTGGAGATAGTATTTTACCGAGCCGTCCGTGTTCTCAACAAAACGCCTCAGTTTCTTTTGGATAGGGAGTGTGCGGTGCAAGTCCATGTTGCCGATACGGGTCAGCAAATAGTCCTTGCTGGTAAAATCGCCTTGCACACCATACCACATATCGTATGGATATTGCGGCTTAGTGGAGCCGCTGCCTAAGATTAAGCCCATAGCTTTACGATTTTAATAGGGGTTATCACTTGCACCCCAATAAATCTCATATTTGGCGGTGTCGATAGCGTTTGGGGGCAATGCCACTATCTTACCGGGAGTCCAATCACCGACAGGCACGGGGAAATCCCCTACCTCTTTGTCGCATATAAGGCGGCATTGCACGATAGTATCATTCTCCACCACGCCCGTTTTGGAGCGCAGGTATATGGAAAATGGCAGGCTATCGCGCAAAAGAAAGCCTTTTGAAAGGTCATCTATACGACCTTTGGCGAGTATTCTTACGTCATCCATAATTAACTGGGTTAATCTACTGCAAAGTTAATAATAAATGCGTTCATAGAACACACTTTAAGGCATAAATTATAGCCACTTGGAGCATTTGCCCCACAATCCCGCCTAAAATCGTAGCTAATATGTCGAGCCAATCCCATACGCCACCGTGCGCTTTATCCTTAAATTCCATGCCGGCGGCAAGTCCACCGACAAAGAGGATAGTGAGGAACAATGCGCAGGGGATAGCGTAGAGAAAGTGCTTGAGGCGGTTGCTTTCCGTAATCCAGCTCATAGCTATTCGTTGTTTGTGTTAGTGTTTGAATATTTAGGGCTTCGGCTCATAGTTAACTGCTGATATTCTGATGCCGGGCACATTTTGGCGGTTACATAATTCCACCCGATTATCTCAACATTGGAATATTGAGTATCTTGCGTGATAGTATTGGTTTTAGTAATACCACATTCGAGTGCGATAAAACTTCCTTTTGGTACTGTCACTGACTTGTGGGCCGGTACGTGGGTAAGCGTAGACGGTTTGAAATCATCAAGGCAATAGAATACAAACTCAACACTTGTGGGGGAAAAATTATAAATAATCATTCGCGTACCCACAAGGCTGCGCACATACTTTGATCCCTCTGCATCGTATGGGAATAGCACACCCGGCATACAAGGAAGCCAAAATAGATATGTGTATTGGCTTAACTTGGATAAGTTGGCACTTAGATATATCAACGGTCCAGTCTTATTCAAGTCAAGGCAATCATGCTCATCCACATAGGTGGATATATTGCTATTTGTTATTCCCGTAACAAAAGGCCGTAACCATCCGCTAAGTAGCATTTGCCCAGTGCGTCCATCAAGATACGCATTTCCACTCTCGCTTTCCAATCGCCCATTGCGGAATATCCAATTTGCGATATTAGCGTTTTCCGCCAAGAGGAATCCTGTCGCAATAGTTTCAAACTCCGCTCCAAAATCATTCCATTTGCTTGTATTGGTCGGCAATATATTTGAGAAAGAACCTGCATCAATACGCGCAATGTAATAGTGGTTATTATATTTCACCACATCAATGCGTTTGGCATTTCCGTAATATGTTTTAGAGCTATCATACACACCGCGAAAAACAAGAGCTGGCCCAACATCGCCGTCTTTACCATCTGCGCCGGGCTTGCCGTCAACACCATCGTAGGGCGTTACGCGGACGGGGGTAGTCCAGTTTGAGAGCAACGCATTTGTCTGTCCGCTGATTTTTGCGGTCGTGAGCCAAAGATATTTCAAGCTGCCGACACTCGGCATTGCAGTAGTCCATCCACTCGGCGCACGTTCTCCGTTGTTCAAAGTCGGTGCCGCGCTCTTTGACCCGTTGACAGCATAACGATACTCGGTGTAATCGCCATTTTTGCAATCAGTGCCATTCTCGCCGTCCTTTCCGTCATTAGGGAGTACCATCCATAAAACGGGTGTGGAGAAAGCCCCCCACTTGCCATCTTTCTTTTTGCGGACACTCTCATATTCGTAACGATAGCTGGTTGTTACGCCAGAGGGGTTGTCAGTCCAGCCTTTACGCAACGCCCAATCCATGCCCATAATCCATAACGGGCGACCGGTACTCGCGACTGTTGATTGTGTAACAGGTGCTATTGTAGTTGCCACTAAGCACTCATAATAATTGCCGTCTGCGCCAATAACGACATCGCCGACATTGTAAGATTTTCCGACAACGTGGTTTTCAGTCGTTAGCGGAGGCACGAAATCATCAACATACTCATCGCTTGCGGGAGTTGCGGGAGTTGTTTCGCTGCTCATCAAGCGATATATGCGTTCTACATCGGCCGTGTCGATTGAAAAAGGAATCGGGTCGCTCCATGCCACTACGTTATTATTGGAGCCGTCAACGGTGCCAACGGAGAGCCAGCAATTATTTACCGTTACGATACGATAATGGCCGCAATCGCCATTTTTGCCATTGCTCTGGTCTTTTGCGTATGCGACATCAACAAAATGTGTTCCGGCGGTTGGTATTGACACATAAACGACCTTTTTAGCATCCGGGCCGCTTATTCGGTCCAGATAGTTTGCAGTGCGTGTAAGACCCTCGGTGTCGAGTTTACCCACAAGCACAAAGTCAAAGTTGGTTTCGCTCTGCGCCCAAATTTCAATCGCAACCATCTGATTAGGTTTGGTGGTTACGATTGTAATACGGTTTTTCGTTATCTCGTTGTCGGCGATTGCCGGCGAATTATAATATCCGTTTAGTTGCGAAAAAACATTGCCATGTGTGATTTGCACATTCTCGCGGTCGGGTGTGTCGCTCCAGCCTGCTGGGGTCAATGCGCTGCCGGTAGGCTTGCTTGGCTTTTCAAAGGAATAACGATAGACAAGGCGGTTGCTATCTCCATTTACACCATTAACGCCCTGTGCCACTACTCCCCAATATACGGAATCCGTTGGCAAGTGTCCTTTTGTCGGGGTATTATGAATATAGCGATAGGTAGCGGTCGCTCCGTCCGGGGTCGTGTAGCTTACCTCGTCATTCCGATAATAGATATAGCTTGCGTTCCATACACCACGATATACACCCAAAGGCGAAACATCGCCACTCTCGCTTACAACGCTTACGTTCTTTAAGGATATGCCATTGTCCCGGCTAACATTCCAGTCGATAGAGCTTGAGGCATCCCCTATACGAAATTTGTTTCCGTCCAAGTCCAGATAGCACTCACCATCGCTTGTTACGATACGACCCGTGGTAATGGTGTTGCCATTGATACGGGTAAAGCCATAGGTAGTTTGGAAATCACGGAAATTATCATCGGAGTAGAGCGTTGAGAGAATCCCCACAAGGAAATAGTAGTTGTTGGGGTCATCGGTCGGCTCAAACTTATATTGGGTCTGGGTCATTATCCATGTGCCGGTTTCTCCATTCTTGGAGCATTTGGCAAATAGATAATACCCTGCTGTGCTTGGCAACTCAAAGGCAACCGCGCCCATTTGCCATGCCCTAATTTTGTTCGGGTCAATGGTAAGGTGCGACAATATGCCGGCTGAGGCGGCAAAGCGATTAGGATTGCCGCCATAGTTGGCTTGGAGAATTTACCCGGTTAACACAAACTGCTGGCTTTTTGAGCCAACTGTCAACATATTAGTGTCTATCGAGTTGGGGCGTATATTGTCAGTATCGAAAAAGCCGTCAGTGTCATAAACCATGTTGCGCAAGTCCTCGGTGGTACGCCAACCACGGCGGGCTTTATTGAGGTCGCGTAGTCGATTGTTGGTGATTATCTGCTCATGGTCTATAACCGTTAGAACCGTCTGGGTTGAGATTGAAATTGCTGTCGTATCGGAGAGGGTCAACTGATAGTCATGCTCCAACAAAAGATTGCGAGTAATCTTTTGTATGCGGATTTGTTTTGCTATTCCGAAACGGTCATCTTTTACAGGCACAAAATCGCCAACCTTGAATACACATACCTCCGCATCGCGGCTCAACGCCTCAAGGAAATATAGGCGGTCCAGCGTAAGCGAATATTGCGCTTTGGCTTGGGTCGCAGGCTTGAAATCATCCATGCCGGCATACCACAAATCTTCCTCGGCATTTTGCTCGTAACTTTCGGGCAGAAATATATCGGTAATCTTGTAGGTATCACCTATCCTTATGCGATATGCCTCGGTGTCGGTCGTAGGTATGGTAAGGCCGCGTTTGTCAGTGAAAGGGATTAAGCGGAATTTCTTAGTAGCATGGTCGTAGCCGCCTTTCGCCTCAAGCTCAAACTGCTGCCCTGCCAAAAGCCCGGACGTGAACGTGATTTTGGCCGTAACACCATCCACGAGATAGATTGTGCCACTATCGTTTTTGGCGTTAAGGTCAAAGTCCATAGTGTCATCAATGAAAGCGTTTATATCACCGTCAACCAATGCAGTAACTTTGCCCGTGCGAGTCGGAAAGATTTTGTCGTAGGTCTTGCTATCCTCATCGCTGCCTATCTTGGCCGCCAACTGCGCATCCTCTAAATAACGCTTGCCGTCATCCGAAATACCGATAAGCTCGGTATTGGGTTCAACAACGGTGCCGTCATATAGAATGTGCTTTTTGCGATTGTAGCGGCGGGGATAAGGCAGTTGTAGGCGTTCAGCGTAGTTGCGATAGTCGGTGCGTATGTTGGTAGTGCCGCCCTCAACCCAAAGGCGCGTAATAATGGCTTTGTCATCCACCTTTTGCTCTTTGAGCTTATAGAGGCCGTTGCCCTTGCCCCACTCAAAATATTCAGCACCGCCGGGGGGATTGACACGCTGCCCGAATTTTCCAATATGGATTGTGCGCACGTTGTCATCCTGTGTAATAAGAAATTCCAGATTGAAATTGTCCTTATTGCAAAGGGTCTGTAAGACTTGTAGGCAGTTATTCCCGGAGAATTGAAGCGTGAGAGCCTCGGTTTCGGGGCAGTTGTTTTCATCGAAAGCCCATAGCCCCGGATAATCACGATTGAGGTTGAAAATCAACACTTGCACAAATTCCTTGATTGTATAAGTCAAGTCAAATGTAGAACGGTCGGATTTTCCGTACCTGTCGCAATTACGATAGATTGTTTTCATAAGGTCATACATAGGCCCGTAGAAAATCGGCTCAAACGTATAATGGTTTGCGCCCTCAATCCCACGGGTTGTAGTAGTCCTTATAGAGTAATCGAATCCGTCAACAATGATTTTATCCCCCTTGTCGAAAGATAGCCATTTATCGGAAACGATTTGGAGCGAAATATAATCATCGCCCATAAGGGAGCTGTTTTGTGTTGCCTGCTTGACTACACAAAACGGCTCCTTAGTATTGAGCGTGATAATCTCGCCGTTGCGTTTGATTATTTGAGTAATTCCCATACCGTTATGGCGTTGGTTTCAAATTGCTCTATGTCCTCGATAACCCCGGTAACGATAATGTCATACTCGCCGGGGAGCGCGTAGGTATGCTCTACGGTAGTGTTGTTGCCACCCACGTTGAAAGTGTGAGTGCCATCGCCCCAGTAGATGTTGAGTAGCTTGTATGTCGATACAGTGATTGTTGCCTTTGAATTGCTGGTGCCGGATATGTGGCGCAACACTCTTTTCACCGGTTCATCCTCTGTGAGCTTGAGGGTGAATTTGCCAATCATAAGGTCATCATTATAGCCACCCCATTTCTTATCAACGGGGGATTCATCCAGTAAGTCAACCTCATAGACGAGTGGCTTTGCGGTCCCGTCATACTCCACCTTGAGGCGGCGCGTATGGTCGCCGTCAAAGAGCGCGAAAAAGCGGTTGCACCACTCCACAAATGCGCTGCGGCTGCTTGCCTCGATAAAGCATTGTAGAGTAATGGTACGCTCCTTGAAACGCTTGCGCTTGCGGTCGCGCACAACTCCGTGGTAGTTGTCGTAGTCCACCGATAGACTTTCTTTCTGCGCCAGCCTGCCAACAAGTCTATCAGAGGCCGACACATATACGCCGTAGTCCTTGAAATTTACGCCGTCAACGTAGTATTCAACATCGGTGTCGGCTTGCATTTTGAGGATTTCTTTCTCTGTCTTTGCCACGTTGAAGAGGCGCACCTCATCCAGCGTTGCAGTCGTTGTGAGCAATTCATCGGTGGAGAGTGAAAGTCCCGTGGGGTTTGCGCTCAACGTGCCAACATAGACACACTCGGCATTTAAGAACACTTTGAGCGTGGAGCCGCTGCGCACGAAAGCGACAAAATGCCACTCGCCCGGCACAACGTCCAGCCACTGCTCGTTGAAATTCTCTATACCGGGTAAATTTACGAGCCACCCCAGACGCTTTGTAGCGATTTTCACATACAACGTGAGTGTAAAGTCGCTTGTGAAAGGTATAGCCTGCGCCGTGCTTACCTCGCCGCCGCATAGGTCGAGAGCTTTGCCGGTCTTGGCTTGCTTGGTGAATACGGCACCGCCCGAAATGGTTGCGTCATGGCGGCCCGTGGAGTAGTCGTATGCCTTTGAGCCGTCCGGGTCATCAAAGGGCAGATACAAGAGTAAATTTTTGTCAACCATGATTAGTATGTGGTTTTATCGTTATAAGTTGCTTTGACTTTTGCGAGTGAGGATAACCCTATATACTCGGTTGTGGTATTTTCCCCATAGGCGTTGATACTGACATTCGCATCATTGCCTATCACGGAAAGGTGTAGCGTGGCATTGTCGAATAGGTCAATGGTAACAATGGCATTGTCGGAAACAATCACGGCTACCTCGCTGTCATGGCGCACATACAGGCGTGAAACGGAATAGCCGTCATACTCCAACATAGCTTTGCAGGCACCGTTAAGCACAACATCCGGCTCGTTTTTCATCGGGGGGAGTTCATCATCAATAAACACCCCGAAAGGCTCACTCTTGCCCTTGAAATTCTCTCGGAGAAAATCAAGAGTAGGATAGTTTTCGGAAATGCAAAAATCTATTCCTTTGATATAGAGTTTCACAAGTTCCTCGGTCGAAAGTCCGTTATGGAGCTTCCTTTGCCATAGACGGCACAAGCCTTTATTTATACCGTCCGTTTTGAGTTGTTCTATCAGTTCCATAGCCTACGATATACCTTGTGAGAGTAAAGAGCTGTCTTTTGTTTCTATTCGCTTGAGGGTCGCGTCAATCCGGGAGAGTATGGCGTTTGTATTAGCCGTGTTCTGCGATATGGCCGACTGTTGCAATAACTGTTCGCGCAATACGCTCGTCTGCTCGGATTGATTTATGATAAAAGCGTTAAGACGGCCCGCGATAACACCGCCTGTTTCCTCGCTCATGGCGGCCACGGCACCGGCCAGCGGGTCGCTTGCCGTATCGTCCTCAATATCTTTTATCCAATCGCCTACTGCGTCAAGAGCGTTAGTAAAGGTTTCGCCGGCCATTCTGGTAAGGTATTCAAATCGGGCTTTTTCCTCTTTGGTAAGCACACCGTCCGACATCGCCTCTCCCAGATATTGCACGGCCTCATCCATAGCCTTAGCGAGCAATTGGCGTTTCAGAGCGTCAATCACGGCCTTTTTCAGTACCTCGCGTGTAGTATCGCCCAAAGCCTTTGCCGCGTCCTCGCCGGCGCAATATGCGTCAACTATCGCGTCCGCGTATTGGTCGATAGCCTCTTTGGTTGTGGTCCCGGCGAAAGTTTCCATCATTTGCCGGTCTAAGTCCTCAATCTGCTGCTCAATCTGCTCTATCGCATCATTCCATTGCTGGATTTTGTTGTTGTCGGTCTTTTTCTTGTCCTTTTCAGCTTGGATTTGCTGGCGCATAAGTTCTTGCTGCTCTCGGAGCGACTGTTTCTGTTGCTCATACAAGCCCAGCATATCATCACCCTCTTTGGCTTTTGATAGCTGTTTGTTCAAGTCCTTAATCTGCGCCGTCAGTTGGGCGTATTTGGCAAAAT